ACAAACGTTGGTTTTTACTAATAAATACGGCGGCCATTTAACCGACGTTTTAACGTCGATGGTAAAGACCAACGGCAAATTAAAATCAATTCCGTTATCGGCCTTTGATTTGTCAAGATTTGGATATAACCCGCAAAATTCACCAAATGCAAATTCTCCTGCCAATCCGATTTTATTGCAATGATTATTTTGCTTTGGTTTTAGTCGTTCATTTATTTCCATCCAAGTTGCGTCAAAATTCTCCGGCAACTGCATTTTTACCCCGTTTGTTTTTTATAGTTTGTTTGCCTTTAACATTCTCAACCGATGTTCCGCCTTTGTACGAATAGGAAAAAACGCTGTTCGCTCCCCTGCTTTCATATTTCGCACCAATGCCGCCGGCGTCTTTTTAAACCTGTTTTGCGGAACCGCTGCCGCGTCAATTGCTTGCTGCCGGCTCGTTGTTGTGGCAATTAGGCTTCCGATTTGATCGTCGGCATTAAACCAAGTTTCCGCGTCTAACATGGCCGAAACCGCCCCCGCCCTTAAAGCAAGTTTTTCTGTGTAAATGTTTACAAGCGTTTCCTCGGCGTTGTCCAACAAATCCGCCGTTTTCCTTAGATCGGTTGCGGTTCCCCAACTCATCGAAAATGGCCGGTGAATCATTGCAAAACTGTTTGGCGCCGCCTTGCGTTCCGTGCCGGCCAGCATAATAACGCTGGCAATTGATGCGGCCAACGCGTCGTTTTGGGTCGTTACCTTTTGCCGGTGTTCCTGTAACGCGTTGTAAATTCCTAATCCCTCAAACACGTCACCGCCCGGCGAATTGATCCGAACCGTTAACGCTTTGTTGCCAATTGCTTTGATTGCCCCAACAACATCGCCGGAGGAAACGCCGCCGGAGCCGCTGGCCGTGATTTCGTCATAAATCCAAATCTCACCGGTTTTTTTGTCGTAATCAAACATTTTTTAACACCTGTTCCGTTAATAGTTCGGCGGTTCCCGTTAAATCAAAATTTGCCGGACGCCGTGCAACGTGCCGCAATGAGTCAATGCAATGGTTTTGAGCAATCAAACGGTCACCGCCTAAACCCTCGATAACTTCCCCCAATTTGTTGGCGTAACCGTCATACCAATTTTCAATAGATTTTAGGCTCTCTCCGCGTTTCAACCGTTTGTTTACCTGCCGTTGTTCCTGGTTCAATAAAACTTGCAATCGGCTTGCCACGGCCGACGCTGCGCGGTCGTCTTGGGGTTCGTCGGGGTTTTGCTCAACCGTTTGCCCTGACGTTTGTGCCTCGGTGCTTGTGGTGTTGGGGTTTATAAATTCGTCCCCGCCCTCGTATGGGTTCATATCCAACTTGGCGCGTGCCTCGTTCGGGTTAATAATTCGCGAACTAATTAAGCTACTGTAAACGCTGGCCGTAGTGTTTAAATCGGTTCGCAACATCGCCGCGGTATTAAACTTATGGTAATACTGGCCGGAACCAAATTGAGTAGCGCTCAACAATTTATAATCGGCTTCCTCTTGCCAACGCGTTAACCACGATTCCAAACAGTTTAGCAGGTAGGCCAATTGCTTTTGCTCCAAACTGTTATATGAGGAATTGTTATCGGTTCCCAACATTGATTCGAGCAACAAATACAACGCCGCGTTTTGATTTAGCATTTTCCGCGTTTCGAGGAATTGCGCCGAGTTGTTATCCTGCGTTGAAATAGTCGTTGCCGTAATCCCACCCCGCAACAAACCAACTTGTTGCTTTTCTCCCTCGGCTCCGTGCTTTTTTACAAAATCATCAAGAAACTCGTTTGCCTGTTCCGCCGATCTAAATTGAGGTGATTCCGCCGGTGCGTTCAATAGTATTTTGCCAACAAATCCCTTTGTGATTTGATCCTTGCCGCGAACGTCGGCACCTAGCATAGATTCAAGCGTTAATTTTGCCGCCTCAAATAACGGTATTCCGTTGATGCCGTCACCAAACCCCGGCAACCGGAAGCAATCGCGGTCGCGAATCATGACCGTATAATTCGGATTGTCGGCCATCATTTCAAACAACTGTAACCGATTCTCTGGCCGGTTTCCTTGCGGGTTAACGTAGGTTGCGTTCCAAACCTCCCCGTCAACAATGCCTGTTGTCGTTGCCTCTGGGTCAAGAATAATCAATTCGCTGTTCCGGCCATCGCGGTGGATGAACGCTCGCCCTGCCCCGTACCATAGCGCGTGCCAGGTTAACGTTTGTTTAAAGGTCATTGGAGAATATAACGGAGATGGCCGACGTCTCAACAACTGGTAGGAGATGCCGGTTTCCACCTTTTCGCGTTCGTCGCCGTTTTTGCGGTACAAATCCAAATTCAACGTGCCGACGTTGCCGGAAATCCGATTCAAACCGTACCAAATTGCCGCGGTACGCCAACCTTCGCGTGCCGTGTATTTGTCCGTGCGAAATATATCAAACCAGGTTGTCGGGTTCCAAAGCGCCATAATTTAAACCTATAAAATCAAACTTCCTGTTGTTTTTGGTAGTGCAACCTTGCACGCTTTCAACGCCATTAACGCCGCAACACCTGGGTCAATCTTTTGATCCTCGGCGTTTTTCCCCTTGGTCGGCATTTTTTGCCCTTTGGCGTTTTCGTCCATTCCCATATTCAAAAACGCCCATTTGAGGATTCTATCACAAACGTCCGGTTTGAACCTACCGTCAACAATTTGTTGAAAAAACTCCTCAATCACTTCGTTAAAATGCAAATGCGATTGTGGGCATTTTACCGGCTTTAATCCCTCACCGGTTAAATTTTCCGACAATTGCGACGCGCTAAATGGGTCGTAGGCCACATATTCAACGCCATAGTGCAAACAATCTTCAATCAATCGCTCTTGCAATGCCGACACGGGATACGCCGTAACGTTTAACAACCCGTCGCGAACAAACCCCGCAAACGGCTCCAAATTTAAATCACGCCGGCAATCGGAACCAATAAAGGAAACGCTTTTTACCTCGTATCGGTAGATTGGCCGGCCGTCCTTGTCCTCTGAATGTTTAAACCTTGCGGCCAACGCGTAACTGCACAAATCGTCGCGCCCGCCTAAATCAATGCCCGCCCCTATTGCGTCCGCTTCCCGCCAATCGGACAAATCGCCGGCCGCTGTGTCGTAATCCTCAAGGTTTATAACGCTGGACAATGACGAAACGCAAACGTTGCCGTGATAACGCAAAAATCGGTTTTTCGCCGCCGGTTTGTTTATTGCTTCGTGCAATTGTGCTTTCAAATACTCCGGTTTAACCGACACGTTTAAACCTGGGTTTGACTTCTTTAGCGTTTGAACATCGAAATTGGGGTTAAACGGGTCGTCGTTTTCGTCCAACTCAAAGATCATGCCAAATAACGCGTGGTCGTTAAACTCACCGGCAACAACGCCGCGGCAATAGTCGGCTTCCTCGTGGTACAAATAGCCCTTTTCGTCGCTTGCCGTTGTGATTGCGATTTGTAACGGTTGCCGCCGCGAACCGGAGCCAGTCACCATAGTATTAAAAAATTCGCGGTTGTGAGGTTTAAACGCGTGCAACTCATCAAAGAATACCGCCGAGGGGTTCAAACCGTCAAACGGTTTATCAGAACCCAACGGCCTAATAAATGAGTTTGAAACGCCGAAACCGATATTGTCCTTTAAAATCGTCGCGTGTTTTGCAATTGCCGGTGATTGCCGGAGCATACGCCCCGATTCCTGAAAAATGATTTTTGCCTGATCCATTTTGGTGGCACCAATGAACACCTGGGCGCCGGCTTCCCCGTCGGCACATGCCAACATAATGGCCAACCCCGCACAAAATGTTGATTTGCCATTTTTCCGTGCAACGCTCAAAAACATTTTGCGAAATCGCCGGGTTCCGTCGTCCCGAATCCAACCGAATAGGTTCCAAACAATGAAACGCTGGAAGTCTGCCAAATGAAAAGACGCCCCCGCATATTCGCCAATGCTGTGTTTCAACAATGCTGGAAAAAAATCGCAAGCAATTTCAGCGCGTGCCGAGTGAAACGTATAGGGGAACTCTGCGGAACCTACGGCGGCAATATCGCGCCGGTAACGCTCGATTGCCTGTTTGATTCCTTTGCAAGCTAGAATTTCGCCGGTTTCAATTGCTTTGGCGTAATCCTCAACCTGTTCGGCGTTGGTTTTGGCACGAATCATATCAATTTGTTAGGTTCTTTTGTCGTTCCATAAATTCCAAAAACGGGTCGCTTTCCTCTTGAACGTGAGCCTGCAATTTTGAACGGTTGCCGGCTCCCATTCCAAAATGAGATTGCAAACGGTTCAACTCGGCATTTGCTGACCAATATTCCCGATTTGCCGGGTTGCTGTAAAACACTTCACAACCTCCAATCCCGCCCTGTATTTTGGAAAGTATTAACCCCTGTTCCTCGATGCGGTCGTGGGCGTCGCACATTTTCGCCCACGCCAAGCAATACCTATCCATAACGTCGGCGTCAATTGTCGATTCAATTCCGATTTCCAAAACAATTTTTGACAACTCTTTATGTTTTGCGCGTGCAACTTTATTCCCAATTAGTTTTTTTCCAGGTTTAGGAACTCCCCTTGGAACCTTGGGTTCTTGCTTGTTTTCGCGTTGCGGGTTTTTTTTGTAGGTTCCGTTCCGTTTGTGAACCTCAGACGCAATTTTTGCTGCTGGCATTGTTTTTTTATCCTATTTTAACCCCAAACTGCCTAGTTTGATCTGTGGAGGGCGGCAAAAGGG